TGTCAGTTGGGGTTGGTTTGTCAGTTGGGGTTGGTTTGTCAGTTGGGGTTGGTTTGTCAGTCGGCGCAGGTGTGGTGTCAGTCGGTGCAGGTTTGTCAGTTGGGGTTGGTTTGTCAGTCGGTGCAGGTTTGTCAGTCGGTGCAGGTTTGTCAGTCGGTGCAGGTTTGTCAGTTGGTGAGACACCAGGTTGTATTTGTGTTTTTTCTTTTTCTTTTTGAATATGGTCTGGTTCGGTTTCATCGTCAAAATCGGAAATCACACACTGTCCAGCAGGTGGGTCTCCTATTTCGGTTACACCTGATTCTGTTTCGGTTACACCTGATTCTGTACAGTAGTCATTCAAATCAGAGGAGCGGTTTAATTTCAGTTGGGCAACGGCACTGAACACACTCGACGGTGTGCCGATGATTCGATTGCAAAATCGCAATGTGAACAAGTCAACGAGTGCTTTTTTTTGTCCTTTTTTCGGGTGTAGTATATTTTGCTTGTACCGTTTCCAGTTATGGATTCGTACGCGAGGTTCGTGTGCGTACACTTCGGTAAACTCTGTGTACACATCCGGGTCGTCTGTCGCAATAAATACGTGTCTAGAGTACGGTCGGGGTGTTGGGGAAACGTCCGTAGCGTCTACATCAGGTGGATCTTGTGGTTCTTGTGGTTCTTGTTCGGGTGGCGCTTGTGGTGGGCCTAAGAACGCATCAATCTGTTTCCGGAAGTCTTCGTTTGTCGGGAGTAAAAACTTGGTACCAATGCGTGACTGTAAGGCGTCATTCCGACGAATGTGGACCCCAAGGACGTGTGTGTCGCTCTGTCCCCATAATGATACTTCGTGTGCAATAATTTTTTTGATATCCGTTGCCGGTTCAAATGTTTGTAATATGCGGTTGTAACTTTCGTTGAAGGCCGGTATGAACCGGTTCAATACGAACCCAAACATATGGTGCAATTCACGGTTGCACGTGGCGATGATTCGCACTGGTTTGCGAGATTCAAACAGGTGCTCTAATTTATAATCTGAATATTTATAATTTTGTGATAAATAGGGAATTGCGGTATCCAATCGTACCACATGACGTTCGGTTGATAAGTGAGACCATGTCGCTTTTTCGATAAATTGGATACTGTCCGATAATGCGTTCGTGTCAAATAGGTGCTCAAATCCAATTTCCTCGAAACCGGCGCTACCAGTCCAATACACGTGCAACGGCACGCTAAAATAGTGCGCGATGACCGCAAAGGATGCGATACATTTCATACGTGATGCCAACCCTCCAATCGGTTGGATCGCGACCATTTTCGATGGGAATTTATTTTTTTCAAATGATACGGTTTCTGTCATATTGTTGTATTCAAAAAATATATATTATTACTGTATAGATTTAAACTTTACTAACCAAACCTAACCAAACCATGCCTATTGAATCAAAACTCAAACGCTTCAACGCTGGTGATAAGGGACTGAAGAAAACTAAAAACGGTGACATTGTGAGCGTGGCAATGTCCAAACAGTCCAAAGCAGGTTATGCCAAGAACCCCCGCCTGGTGCTGCGAGCGCAGGCAGTCAAAGAAGTCGGTAGAGGTCGCAACGACCGGCGCGAACTCTTTGTCAAAAACTCTGACATCAACAAAGCAGTTAAAACCCGTTACCACGAACTCCTGGTTAAGAACAACCTGCCGATTGTGACCGTTCGCAGTAAACCCAAGACTGGCAAACGTCCTAAGTCTGCATCTTCCACTAAAACCCGCACCCGTCGCGCGGCAAAAGGTGGATGGTTTTTCAAATAAACCAATATACAAACTCGTGCAAGCGTACTGCTACGATGACACGTCCGAGATGTGCTTCAGTAGCACATCTACATTACACGACTTTCGGACTTTCCTAACGAATACACTTTGTGAAGCAACACACTGTTCCAAGTGTTTCTTCGTAAAGGTGATAGTGTACTCTATCGGGTGCATATTTGCATACTTTGACTCTTCCCACAGTGCCGTGAACGTTGCGTGTGCTTTTGGATTCGATTTTTCGAGTGCATCGATTGTTGCCCAGTACCCCTCTTGTTGACTCTTCTTTTTCAGTTCTTCCCATCGTCGCATTTTATCATAATCCCATCGCACGTGTGTGACCCGATGCTGTAGGAGCTGGCTGGGTGGCACAAGAGACGCCTCGTGCAAGATAGACAAGAGGTGTTCGTCGCCCGCACTGATAAGATTCAGCGCTTCGAACCCACGCTGGTGTTGCAACAACCGGAAAGCATCTTCCCGATTGGGTGAAAACCAACCGGAATGTTTGAAAAACGCACCTTTCGTAATACCTGCCCGTGAAAACACCTTTGAGCAGTCTTGCTTTGCGATTGCCTTGGTACCGGCGTTCACTTTCCACGGCCACATCGACCGCCACGGACTGTGTACAACTTGCTCGTACCGCTCGGAGTTGTCCTTCGGTCGTGGGGCATCCATATACGTGACATCCAATTGGCGGGTTAGGAATGCATATGCGGCAAGAGCCGGGACGCAAGGCGCGCATGTTTCACTCAAATATACGAATCGTTGGTTGTTATTGCGTGTGTCTGTGTATGCTCTGTGCAGCAGTTGATAGTACGCCAAAACCAAATGCCCCCATTCATTGTACGGTTTGGGTACGACCATTCCCCTCGGAAGCAGTCCCTCACTTGAAGGAGGAGTGGAGGTAGTTGTATTATCCGAATTCCGAAATCCTCTCAGAAAGGACCGGGCGGGAACATCTCTTGGACACGCACAATGGCAATAGATACTAAACTTTTTGTGTGTGTCAGGATGTCCCAGGAACGTTTCCCACAGGTGCGACTGTTCGTGGTTGCCGGTGGTCAAGAACAGCAGCGCCACTTTTGGGGGAGAACCAGAACCAGTTGGTGGGGTCACACGTTCGTTCGGCACGCGAGGAATACTATAACTATAGTTGTTTTTTTTGGATGTACGATTGTTATTCCGTTTTTGCTTGAATGTTTTTTTGAAACGTTGGTGCTTTTTGTTGGTGCTCCGATGTTTTGCCATTATATGTATATGTATAGTTTAAAAATATGTACCCACCAACCAGATTGGGAAAATATATAGGATAGGATAGGATAGGATACATTTGGAAATGAAAAAGAAAAAATAAAAAGAGTGTGATTCTAAATTTGGGAATCTACATTTTGGAATGTAACACACAAAAAAGAAATAAACTAGGTTACTCCATTTCATACACATTTTGTACACAGTTACGATTTACATTACCAAGTTGTATGTTTTGTTGCATTCGGATGCAATAAATGTGTGTGCCTCTGTTGCGGTCGTTGTGTTGGAATAGCTCTTGTCGTTATTTAGTATACGTGTCAAGGACGACGCGATGGTGTGCAACTGTGTATTTCGTGAGTCATCATCCGGGATGAACTGTAGAATGTGTGGTGCCAAATCAGCGTGGTACCACCCATACTGATACGTGTTTGTCAATGGTTTCTGCGTGATACGATAACAATTATCCATTTCATCACCATAATTTATAAACGTATACACGTGTATTTGTTGGTATAGGAACTTGAATACGGTTGCACGCATCAGTCGTAACATTTTGCATTGAGCGTAGAACGACCGCGTGTGGGTATGGTTGGCAGGGTGTGCGCGTGCGAGGTGGTATTGTTTCGTTTGTATCAGTTGCAACAGACACGCCATCAAGCACGTTACCAGCAGGCCACGCGGGTGCAGACTGGTGTGTTGCACACTGTACGCGTGGTTCACCACATGCTTGAGTTGGGTGTCCGTGTCGGATAATACACGAATCTGTCCGTCACAGTGTCTTTTTAAATGTTGAATCTGTTGTCCCAGCTGCCCCACCACAACATCACCCCCCTGAGAGTCGGCATTCACTCTGGGAAGCGGTTCAATGGATACGGTTACAAACGGTTTTAGCGCGGTCACCAAGTGGTTCACTGCACACAAACCTTTCAACACACTTTTGAGTTCTTGTATTCTGACCCGATTCTTCAGAAGCGTTTCGGTGTACGCCACACAAAACGTGTCATAGAGATTGTTGGTGGTATCGGTTTGGAGTTGTCTGCCGGCGAGGTATTTGTCTACACCCCTTTTGAAATTGCGCGTATGAGAAGGCATTTTGTATTGGATGTCCGATTATACGATACTGTACGATTGGGTTTGTGTGTATGTGTTTTTGAAATCGGATACTGCTGGTAACTTTGAGTTGGTTGTTCAATACGAGTAGTACATATTTTTAATCAGTTTTTGCACAAGACACTGTGTGCATCCACACCAGGTGCTGAAATGGCATTTTGTATTGGAAGAATGCTCTGCTCTGCTATAGTGTTGCCAGTTTTGAATATATGTATCTTGTGGATACGACACACCCCCCACCCCATCAGAATTCTGTTCGTTTTCTTTTTTTTGCGAAAGCGTTGTCAACCGATACACCGAATCTGTCAGTAATTATGAGTCGGTCGGTGGTGTGTCGTGTATCGTTTCTGTCTTACACGGTACGCTTGTTGCGGTGCGAATCGGTTGCAGTTTCAATTGCATATCCACAATGCGTTTTATAAGCGCAGCATCGCGCAATAACGAGTGAACCCCACCGGACTCGTGTATCGTCCGTTGGACATCTTCCACACATTTCGTATTAAACGCCGTTTGCAAGGAAGTGTCTTCAAACAACGTCTGGACTGTTTCGTGTTTGACGATGTCCAGCATCTCCGCATAATCGGAGAAAGATAATGTGGGTGTGGTATCTATATCCATATCCATATCCATATCCATATCCATACGGAGAAAGAGATAGTTATATTATTATATCAGAATCACACAAATAATATGCGAGTCCAAACCCAATTATAATATATAAAATGACATTAAAATAGAGAATACAGGTTAATATACTTATTGATAACAAATGTATGGCCAACAACAATCTCATGCGCCTTTACAACCGCTTCCAGGCGTTGCGGAAAGTGGTGCGACAGGTGTGGTGGATCGCAATTCCCAGTCGCACCAGCTGCCCACGTTTAGAGACTTGTCCTCTTCTGTGTACGGATCATCGAATAATTATGTAGAACGCCCATCCTTCTCGCAACCCTTGTCACGCAGGGGCGATGACCGCTCAACGGAGAGCGACGTTCCTGCCCAATCCGATTTTGTGCAAACGGTCGCCCAACACAATCCCAGATTGTACCCAAACAACGTCGTGCCAGACCAGGTTCAGTCGCACCAGCCATTTGTCAGTATGTCGGGCGAAACGCTGCAGGCGTCCGACTTCACACACAACAATATGGTGCCGTTCTACGGCAGCAACGTGCAGCAGAACGTGAACCCGAACTCCGGGTCGTTGCAACTCGAAATGCACACCGGCATCTCCCCCATCCAGAAGCACAAGGAATCGGTTGCGCCACTGTTTTCGCCAAGCCAGACGTCGTTCGTGCACGGGTTTCCCAATATGCCGCAAGACATGCGGAATGACCGGTACCAAGAATCCAAATTCAAACGGAATGTCCCGCTTGCGCCCGAAATCCAAGTCGGACCGGGGTTGGATGCCGGGTACACATCCAAACCTTCGGGCGGATTTCAGCAGGCCGATGATCGCGATTTCGCAATGCCAAAAACCATTGACGAACTAAGAATCAAAACAAATCCCAAAGTGACGTACACCGAACCTGTCATACGTGGCAAGGGACTGAACACCAAACCGGGCAAACAAGGCGTCGTGAGTAAGAACCGACCGGACAATTTCTACGTAAACTCGCCAGCCCGATACAACACGACGGTCGGGTTGGTGAAAGGGAGGCGCTTGCGCACCAAACCGGTCGACCGCACCACGCAACGGCAAAGCACGCTGCGTGAACACATTGGGGGCGCGAGTCGGTTCACCCACGAGGCAGGTCGTCCAGACGAGTTCATCCGCACCGAAAACCCGTTCAAGACCGAGACAGACCTTGCGTCAGCGAGTCTTCGCAACGCAAACAACAAGGGCAGTTGGTACGATATTGAAGCGTTCACCGGCGATTACGGCAAAAAAGGTATTGAGGTGTTGCCAAATGAGCGGGACACCACACAGGTGACGAATTACTTGTCTAATGTGAATAGCTTTATGAAAGCGATGATTGCGCCAATTGCGGATGTGATGAAAACGTCTCGGAAGGAGAATACGATCGGCAACCCTCGTATGTCTGGTAATATGGGAAACAATGTGAAAAAACAGCAGGTGTACGACCCGAACGACATTGCCCGAACGACACTCAAAGAGACAAACATCCACGACACGCGAACCGGGAATATGGGTGCCGGGACGCGCCATGCATCCACCGTGTATGACCCGAATGATGTCGCGCGTACAACTATCAAAGAAACAAATATTCACGACAACCGCACAGGCAACCTGCGCGGCCCAACCAGACTCGCCACCTACGACCCGAATGATATTGCGCGGACGACCCTCAAAGAAACCAACATACACAATACCCGGACCGGCAACATCAACGGTCGGACACGACACGCGTCACTCGCGTACGACCCGAATGACGTCGTGCGCACGACCATCAAAGAGACCAACATCCACGACACGCGCACTGGGAATATGGGGGACACCGTTCGCCGCGCACCGCACGTGTTTGACCCGAATGATGTAGCCCGAACGACCCTCAAAGAGACCAACATCCACGACACACGGACAGGAAACATTGGTGGCGATTCGGTTCGTCTGGCACAGCCCGCGTACGACCCGAACGATGTGGCAAAGACGACTATTAAAGAAACCAACATTCACGACAACCGGACTGGCAATGTGCAGATGCGCATTACGCAACAACCGGCATACGACCCCAACGACATTGCCAAAACCACCATCAAAGAAACAAACATACACGACAACCGGGTGGGGTACATGTCTGCCACGCCCGCAGGAGACGGCGGCGGGAGTCACCAGCAAGGCGTGTTGCCCCACGCAGACAGCGCCAAAACCACTGTCCGCGAAACGGTTGCCCCCGAAAGCACCGCGGTGAACCCCCGCGGGACGAACAAGGCGACCGTGTACGATCCGAGCGACATTGCCCGGACAACGATCAAAGAGACGAATATCGATAACACACGCCAAGGCAACGTGACCGGGTTGGACGTCAAAGGTGGATACACCACGAATCCCGCAGATGCACCGAACACGAACCGACAGTTCACTGCCGACACCGAGTACGGCGGCGTCGCAAATGGTCCGGAGGAGGGCGGCTACCAAGTTGCCGACGTGGTTGCTCCTGCCACCCAGCGCCACGAGATCAGCGACAACGACTATTCTGGCAACGCCAACAGCGAGAGCAAAGCGCCGATGTCGTACGACGCCATTTACAACGCGACGATGGACGAGGTGAAAGAGAAGATTGCCGAAGGGCGCCAACCGACACTGAGTAGTTCCAAATCCTTTGCCGGCAAGTTCTTTGTGCAAATGGAACAGAAGGACGACACCATTCGCCACAACCAGAGGGACACCATTTCGACACGCGTAGGCGGGCAGCTGCCTGCTGATATGAGCCAGTGCTCCGTGACAAAAGACAAAGTCAACCTCGAACTCGAACCCGAGCGAAACCAGCCCGACCCGTCTCTATTAGATGCCTTCAAAGACAACCCTTACACCCAACCTCTCGATAGCAGTTTCTAATACAATCGTATGGAAAGGTGTGGGAAACAATATGCAATATGTATTTATAAACAGTAGTTGTTATAAATGGATCGCCCACGATACAACACCACCAAACGAGTTGCGCGAAAAATAATAACTGTTAAGAAACAATTAAACCGAACAACCAGTCGTTCCAAGAAACGGACCATTTACAAACGGTTTGCGCAGTTTCTAGTTGCCCGCGGAGTAAATAAAAAGGCACATGCCACGATTCTGAATGGTGTCGGTGCTCTCGCAACTGTCGGTGCGTTGTATGTTGGGTACAAAGCACTGAAACCGATGACGGTCAAGAAGAGTACTAACCTAGCACGAGCACGAGCACCAGCACCAGCACCAGCACAAACACAACAACGGGAGTTTGATGCGTATATCAATAAAATGAAACAGGATGGCGAGTGGGGTGGTGAAGTGGAAATCGTAGCAGCAGCGAACGTGTATAACCGTATAATATATGTTCACAGTCAATCGTCTAATAATGTAACCGTAAATCAACCCATCTCTAACGGCCACTACCACACCGCCATACACCTCTTACATGATGGCAATCATTACAAGATACTCGTTCCAAAAAATGAAAACCCCCAGTGTACAGAAGATTTGCCGTATCAGATTGACAACAAATCTTGGTGTGTATTTGATCCCATCGGTGATGGGAATTGTTTCTATCGTTGTATATCATACGCAATATACAACAAACATGAGAGGTTTCATATGATCGTTCGGAATCAGATTGTTGCATATATGACGATGAATCGTTCCAACTACGCAGCGGGTGTGTTGTCGACCAATACCAGCGACGGTTTCTGACGTAAGGTAAAGCGCACTTCCTATCCAAATGTATTTTCACCAGTGTAAGACATATACAAAAATCCATCTTCGCCAGCGTGTTCTTTGTACACTTCGCTGACTGTTTGATTTGTGGGAGCAAGGACACTGCGATTTACTAACACAAAGAGGGCTTGGTTCGGTGACAGTTCGATACGTTTTCGTATCACATACTTGAATTGTCCCATTGTAATATCACGAGGGACTAAGTATTTGCGTCGCTGTGATTCGGGCAATTTGCAGTTGGTCATTTTTTCACAAATCACAGGTATCAAATCCGGGTATTTGGTGCAAATCCGTTTACATTCTTCCTTGCGAGCATCGAGTGTTTTTTCTTTTTTGAAAGGCAGTTGTTTCGCTTTTGTTGGCATTGTGTGTGTGTGTTATGTATACGATTCTATTATGTATACGGTTCTATTATTATTTTTATAATGTTTTTTTATTACAACAAACGACCACACTGCACGCATTCGTTTAAAGAATGAGACGACATGTGTTCCAATGGGAGGGGATGGGAGGTGCTTTCCGACAGCAGAGTATTTGCACGAATATATATCAGATGACACCTTCCGACTGTCACGAAGGTGTGTATTGTGTGTTTTGTTTTTAACTGACTACCACCAACCATTTTAGTGTATGTGTGTGTGTGTCATCGAACTGCCCATTTATGAATTTATACACCAGTAGATCCAAACCCATTTTCACCACGCTCCGTTTCGGATAGTTCTTTCACAACTTGTATTCTAAATGGTTTGAGTGACTGAGAAGCAACTTGGAACAGACGGTCTCCTTTCTTAACAGAGAAGGGTTCAGATTTCACATTGTCCACATATGCTTTGAGCGTTCCTCTGTAGGACGAATCAATCAGACCGACACTGTTTGCCATGCGAAGCGGGGTCTTCACGATCGAACTCCGCGGTAGCAACCACACAGCGTTTCCTTCGTATTCTTCATCGTAGCAAGAGACACACACACCGAAATCGAATTTCTTCGTTTCACCGGGTTGGATAGTGCAGTCTTCGGTGAAGCGCAAATCCCATCCAGAATCGGTCGTGGACGGGTTGGTGTCGGTTGCATACATTTCTGCGATCGCTTCTGATTCATATTTAACCTGAAGCGTCAGATGGTTCGCACGCTGACGAATCAAATCCGTAATGTCTTGTTGCACACTGTGGGGAACCGAATCGTCATCCAGCGCATCCAGTTTGCTCGTAATATCTTCGATCCCGGTCGGTGTGCTGCCAGTGGGTGCTCCGTCGGTATTTGTTTTTGGGTGCAAAATAGAATCCAGGTCCATGTTTGCGAATGTATCCGACATATTAGATTGTTTCAGCAACGTGCTGAACATCGCTTCCATAATTTGTTGCGGGTCGTCTTCCGCAGCAGCAGGTGCGTGGTGCGCATTTCCAGTACTCGTAGTCGGTTGAGAAGTCATACTTAATGATAGTTGCGAAATGAGAGAAACGAATAGGTGTCAATAATGTCGGTGTTGTTTGTTTATGTTTTTTAAAATAAAGAATATCTCAGCACGTCTAAGACACACGCATCCACACCAGCAACCGCCATTGCAAATGAGACTGCAACAGAAAACGAAGGCACTGCCCCGACTCTCTTTGGCAGACGCCAATACTGTTCCGATTGACACGCTCGCGGACTTTTATACACACTGTGCGGATGCCTACTTCAACACCGACACGCCCGTGGTTAGCGACGACACGTTCGATGCCTTGGAAGCGATTCTGCGCAAACGTTCGCCGCACCATAGCGTGTTGCGCACAACGGGTGCGGTCACCTCGGGCGAGGATAAGATACGGTTACCTTTTTGGATGGGTTCGCAGGATAAGATATATCCCGAAAATACAAAAGCCTTCCGCCGATGGAAATCCCACGTAGGTAAGACCGATGTGGTTGCTTCGTCCAAACTGGATGGGTTATCTAGCATACTGGTGGTGACCGACAAACGTGCGCAGTTGTTCTCGCGAGGTGATGGTCAATTCGCAACCGATTGGACACACCATTTGCGACATCTTGCGACGTTGCACAAACCAATACAGACACTGCAAAAATGGATACACGAGCATGACACCATCCACAGCGTCACCCTGCGAGGCGAGGCCATAATGTCCACGCACCATTTTGAGGTCCTGAAACCGACACAACACTGGACAAGCAGTGCCCGCAATATTGTGAGCGGGTTGATGAATGCGAAAACGAGTAATGCCCAGCTGTTACGGTATGTGGATATCGTGTTCTATGAGGTGGTCGAACCCGTGATGGAAGACTCCTTTATGCGCCAACTGGATTTTTTGCACACGTTTCATTTTGCAAATGTGAAAGAGTCGTTGGGCACGGAGTGCAACGCGTGTGTGTTATCGGACGAGGTGTCTTTAAAAGACCTGGAACCATTGTTTTGGACGTATCGTGAAAAGTGTCCATATAAGACAGATGGTGTGGTGGTGCAAAGCAACACCTTTCACATACGCAACACGGCATCGAATCCGAAGTATGCGTTCGCCTTCAAGATCCGCGTCAACGACGCATCCCAGACGGCACAAACGGTGGTCACCGATGTCGTATGGAATGTTTCGCGGCACGGGTATCTGAAACCGACTATTATTCTTGAACCGATCACTATATCAGATGTGACCATACGCAAAACGACCGGGTTCAATTACAAGTTTATCAAAGACAACTGTATCGGCAAAGGGACGGTTGTCACACTGCGACGGTGTGGGGATGTAATTCCGAATGTCGTGGGGGTCGTGTCGTCCACGACGGCCCTTTTACCATCACACAAGCACACGCTGACCCAAACGGGCGTCGATGCGGTGCTGCTGGATGCCTCGCAGGACGAGTCGTTTGTCGTGGAGCAGTTGACACATTTTTTCAAAGTGATGGAAGTCCCGCACGTCAGCGAAAAGACGGTGCGACGGTTCGTTGAACACGGGTACAGCAATGTGTTTCAGATATTGAATGTCCACTCAAACACGTTGCTGGACTGGGATGGGTTTTCGCACAAGTCTAGTCAGCAACTCGTTCACCATATGCGCGAGTCGACTCGCAACGCAGATACATTGCAGTGGATACATGCGGGTGCCGTGTTTGGGAGAGGTGTTGGGAAAAAGCACATTCAGCATCTATTGACACACGCTCCGTCGCTGTTTGTGTTGAGAGTACTGAGTGTACCGAAACAGGAAGAGTTGCGGCAGCATCTGCTCTCTCTACCGGGATACCAAAGTAAAACGGTAAATGGGTTGCTTGCGCATCGCCCAGATTTTGTAACGTACTGGAAGAGAGTCGGGCAGCATATGGGAAAGCGCACACCCGAACTCCCGACTGGAGACCACCAACCGAGTAGTGCATTACACGGGAGTCTGTCTGGCAGCACGTTCTGTTTTTCGGGGGTTCGCGACAAAGCATTCCAGAAACAACTGGAAGTGCGTGGTGCGTCGTTTGTCACAAGTGTGAGCAAAAATGTAAATGTATTGATATGCAAATCACTTGATGTCGCAAGTGAAAAAATGACCAAAGCAACGCGTCTGGTAGAGAGTGGACATTCTATCAAAATACTGACTTTGGAAGAATGCAAACGTGTGTATCGGGTATAATGATACGAATCATCACAATGATTTGTTTCCGATTTAGAAATCGCATCAATTCCAAAAAGTGTATGTGAGTGTGAGAGGAGGGACACCCACCCGCCTGCCCCAAATGTGAGGACGGTTGTTTTTTTCAGTTGCGAACCACGACGATACTCATCGAATCTAATATAATCGAATCAACAGGTTAATACCGATATTGCTTGTGATACCGCCCGTGTGACCGACGGTTCCGTTTGCGTACGCGATCGCGCCGTTTTTGCTCACGACGCGTGTGAGCGTTGCGTGCGGTGGCAGTACTCATACGTTTCACCGAACGACGGTTCTTCTGTGTGTGTTTGTGTTCTCGGATCTTTTGCAGGTCGGTATCGGTGTCTACTTTAATATTTCGGTATGCCGTCATTTTTGCGTCTTTCTCTTGCATGCCGTGGTACATTAAAACCGTGTCAGTAGACCGATCCACACCGAGATCAAGTTTCCAAACATATTTATTGCCATTGTGCAGAAACCGAACCGTAACGCGATACATATAAATATTGGTAATCAGATAGTGGGCCAAGTGATCCATCACTTCGCTGCTTTTGGACTGTACCGCCCCACCGACGCCGGAAGCAACGTTGCCGCCTATGCCAAACAGCGCATTCTTGACTGCTCCCATCACACCTGCCAAGATGCCACCGCCCGCGTTGTCCTGGTACCCGTCGCTGAGTAACCCAGCCGTTTTGGCCAGTGCCGAAAATGTGCCCGACACGCCTAGCGTGGCACCCAGTGCGAACGTCGCAATTGCGGGTGTCCACAACACAGGCAGCATCATCTTTGCGATTCCGATAATTGGGCTGGACACCATCGAGATCACACCCGACGGGTTCACCATCCGAAACGCTGTCCGCAGTATGCTGCTTCCCATAATAGCGTTGGTGGCGAGAATGCCATTCAGCAGAGTGGACAGCACCAGATACTTGTTATCCGCAACCCGTTCGGTGACCTCTTTATCTGCGACGTATGCCATCCAAGACATCACTTTGATTTCGGCGTGTTCGGTTTCGTTGTAAGAAGCGGCCGCTTCTTGTGTCTGCCCCAACTGTGCAAGGTTGGTCAGCACCAACTGGAAGAACAGGCGTCGGTTGATACGCCCGTTATCGGTGCTCTTGTGCGGTTGTTTCAAAAACAACAAGTAACTGCGATCATGATTATTCTTTTGCGACATATCTTCGTCGCTGCCAATATAATACTCGTACCCCCGCTCCTTGAGTGCGAAGGGCTCTTGGTTGGGTGTGAGAAACCCGCCTGGTAATACCCCGCCAGTGTGCACCATCATCCCCAACTCGCAGTACCGCACGCGGTCGTTGACAGCCATCATCACGTGGTTGTACATACCAGGCAGGAATGTGTACAGATCCCTGAAGATCAACCACATCACGGCACACATCGGGTTATTTTGGTATGGTTTCGTTGTGTCAAACAACTTGTCGGCAGACATTCCTTGTTTGGGTACGACGGTGTTTTGGAAAGCCAGAAACTGGACCACCTTCACGAAGTCGTACACCTTGTTTTTTTTGGAAACAATTGAGTCGGTCAACTGTGGGGCAGTTTTTATACCAGCCAGCGACCCGTCGCCGTTCACTTTCTCAAACCGGTCGACCTTGTTCCGGATGGAACTGCGTTTCCGACGCACAGACTGCCGGACGTTCACGTCTTGCTTCACGGTTGTAAACTGTTCGGTTTTGGACTCCACGTTTTCGCGCCATTTGCGAACCGTGTCTAACATGTTCTCGCTCGATTGGTACACTTCGTCATCTAACAGATTGTCGACTCTTTGTTTCTTTCCCATAACTGCGGCATCGACGTGCAACCGATTCAACCCCGATTCTTCCGTGACCAGGTTGTTGCCCAGATCATACAGCACATACTGCCGACGCCAATGACCGATTAACCAGTAGGTGGTGTCGCCTCCTTTCTTTTTCAAGTGTATAATGAAAACATTCGTTTCGCTTGTTTGTAACAGTTCTTGTTGAATACCAAAAATGAGTCCACGGACAAGCCCTTCAGTCCCACCTGCTTCGTACAGTTTAGTTGTGTCTGCATTCTGAAACGCTTCGTGCGTGTGTATGATCGAATCCATTGTCCCCATCGCATTCTTTTCTAAATGTGGTAAAATATTGCGTATCTCACGCGTTAAATAAATATGAGACGGCAAGAAGACATACAGTGAAAATTCGGAGATTTGTGATTTTTCAAAGCGCGAGGCAAAGAAAGAGTTGGATTGTTTGAAATCGATAATGTTCCAAAACAGGTTGCCGTGGTTTGACCATTCCTGCAGCATCAACCGGAAACCGTTCTTCTTATTGATTTTGCGGATCAATCTCGGATCGAGTGTTAAATACGGTTGCATAGAGAACAACCGGTTTCCGATTTTCTCCGAGGAGGTGCCCTTGGTGAACGCCGAGGACAATAATGATTTCCCACCGAACATATTTCCACCCGCATCATTTGCTTTAATGTGCAGGGCTTCTTGTAACACAACCTTTAACTGTTTGACATCGTGGAAGGTTACGTTCAGATTGCCCAGCGTATCCAGCATCCCGTTGTTCTCGACCATGTGCAGGAAATGAAACAGCAGGCGTGTGTTTTTGCGTTGCAAATCGATCATAAACATTTTGTCTTGAATTTTGTACGCTTTCATTAATTCGCTGATACGTTTTTCTAATTCGGTTGTATCGTCTTCCTTCATCATTTCCATCATATCGTCGGTTGCCGTTTTGTTGCGTGCGGTTGCAACGTTCACTAAGGATGTCGTAGTTAGAGATTTTCCATATTGGTTGAGTAGATTCAAATTGTAAGCGGCTACGTTGGTGGACGATTCAAATTGCAACGATCGCAGCGTGAGCAATGTTCGGTGGGCATCTGTAACCAAATTCGAAAATTCTGGTTGGTGTGTGAAATATGTAGGAATGCGTGTTTTGAGCCTTTCGTCGCTTTCGTTTTGGTGGTTTTCTGCCGATGACTCGTTTGGAAAAATGACGTGTTTCAATTGGTAGTAAAACAGGTGCTTCATGAAATAGTCTTGCTTGTCATAGTTTACAATATCCTTGTAAAACGGACCGTGAATGAGTTGGATGCGCTGCGAATACATTTCCCAGAAGTTGTGCCGACTCAAACTCAGAATGAACTCGTCGGGGTCGTCTCGCTCTTTCAAATGGAATGCCAGGCTGCCTAGTTTGTCCTTGTAAAACAGACGGGTATTCTCTAGGATATAATGGGAAGCGACCTGGGTGGACCGGTGGTTCTTCATGCTCGAACTGCCAGCAAACACCGAAGACCCCGACACGTTTCCCGTGAACACTTTCATAAAG